CGTCATTCCCCTTAGTGACCCTTTCAATCTCAAATATGTCTTCTATATCTTCCCGCAAAGGGAAACGGAAACAAAATGATAGAAAGATTAGGTTTGCTCAACCCAGTAGCAAGCTTAAGCTTACTAACATGTATTCAGTCTTAGACTCAAGTTCTCTCCAGCCCAGCAATGAGCGTAAGGGGGAGTCAATCTTCGATTTGGATCATGATTCAAACGGCCAGAAAGCCGACACGTGCAAGTTGGATGCTAGTCAACTCAAACCAGACGTTGTTATGACGGATGGCGACAAAGCTCCGCGTGATTCGTCCAAGAAACCCAAGGTTGAAGAACCATGGACATTGGATGATTTGAAAACAGTAGGTCTGAAGTTTAAGCCCAATATTCATCCGAGAGCTATTTCTCAGGTTGTTGGGTCGGTAGTTGAAGCCCATTCTGCCGCTGCATCTCTTTACATGCAGAAACAACTGGCTCTCCCATATGTGGTTGGCGACATGATTCAGCGTACACAACGTTTTGTCACTAGTCACTACATATCCACCTCTGACTCGGATTATTTCAAGAAAAATCTGAGCCATGTTCAAATTGTTCCTGCCTTTTCACAGCAGCCACATCCTCATCCGCGTTGCAATATAATGCGTGAGATAGATGAATGCTCAGCTATTGAGTATATACATCAGTCTCTCAGGAAAATGAAAATTCCTGCTGATTGGATTGTGGATATAGGGGGTAATCCATCGAGACATCAACGTCACAATAGAACAAATGTATGGTCGTGTAATCCTATACTTTCTTCTGCTGATGTCATTCGCAATATGAATCATTGCAATGCGCCTTCCCAGTGCAATTGTAATGTCATGGAATGTAAATGTAAGACTGCCACTGCTTATTTAGCGGTAGATTCTCTTTACTACCTTACACCGGAACAAATCACGGAGTTGTGTTTACGTTCATCCTCAAATTTGCTCGTTGCCGTTTGCCACGAGTTCCCCGATGCGTACGGTTCTTTTGCCGACGGGGAAGCCAAGTATCAATTGGTCGACGCGGATACCGTGAGCATGACTGTGCGTGGTAATTCTATGGCATATACCCATTCGTCAATGAGATGGATGAGGGACAATGCCCGGCTCATCAAACCGGAGACTCCTAATTCAAAGGCTCTCTGGCTGGTTTGGTCGAAGGTCAGCTCTTCGCCAATACATGGAATATATGCTTTTCGCATTTTCCAGCCACTTGAAGGAAACTTCAAGATTGATGCCCCAGTTGACGTGGATTTACAAATGGTATTGCAAAATGATGGCTATTATGGTGGTGTCGTTGCCGGCGCTTTTTCAGATCTTGTGAAACAGACTGATACGACCGGCGTGAATGTTCCAGGTGATCTGTTGAGCGTTCCCGATGTCAAAATGTACAGTCTTGGAAAATGGGTTCTCATGTATCAGAGAAGTGCCAATATAACCATGTGTACGCCAAAGAGCCTTGTCGCAGAAGTTGCCACTAAGTGTATGGGAAAGGTTAGAACTCCTGATACTTTCGCTAAGATGATTGCCTTTGTTAGTCATGAGATGCGGAAAATCAATGTTCCCCCCTCGCTTATCTCTAGATCTGCGTTTGCTACGGTTTGTCTCGGTTTCGTTCGGGACGTGGAGAGTGAGATCTCTCTTATGCATGGCATTGTAAAACCGTGTTTGAATAGTATGAATGTGCATAATGACGCTCTAACTAAGTTTGATTTCAAGTTCGTTTGGAATTTCAAGAAAGTTGCCACTGTTGCTGCCACAGTGGGTGCTGCTGTCATTGGTGCTGCTGCCGCGCACGTGCTCCCTGTTACTGCTGGAGTCGTTGCTGCTGGCACCTTGGTTGGAAATGCTGCTATTGCGCATCTGGCCAAGAAGGTTGCGGACCATAAAGATCCGTTCCATTCCTACTATATAGATCGTTCCAGTGTGGTTGAGAGTAAGGGAGTAATCCCACTCAGTCACCCCGTTGTATTACCATCGACGGATCCTGCGAAAACGCTCGGTGAGCTAGCAGAACTGGAAATCGATTCTACCGCCAGTATTTCTGTGCCGGATGAGACTCTACGAACCGAATCAGCTTGCGTTGTTGCAGCAGGTATCGTATCGACGCATAACATCCCAGTCGTGCCCAGTAGATCAGCACATTCTTCCATTTCCTGTCTTAAGGAAAGAGCTTTGAAGAAACAGCCCTACCATGATAAGACCAAGTTCAATTTGGCTTATTGGAATCGATTTGAGTCATTCGTAAAAGCGAAGCTCCGCACAGTTTTACCAGGCATGGTAACTGATAAAGTGATACCTACTTCTGACGCTATATGGGACGAAAGATTCCCAGTGTCTCAACAAGTGGCGCATAGAAAGGCGCGTGTTGAATGGGACAACGGCGATTACCGACAATGGGTAATACATGCTAGAAAGGCATTTGTTAAAGGAGAGTTATTGCTTAAATCAACCTCAGATGGAGTTCCAAAGCTTGCCCCTCGGTGTATACAGGGTGCCAGTGATATCCATTCTGTTGTGACAGGGCCATTCTTCCATTCGTTCTCAAAACGTCTGAAAGAGGAGTGGTCTGTTTTGAAAGGACTTGGCCCGATGTATGCATCGGGACACTCTGCTGAAATTCTTGGTAAGATGTTTGAAGACTCTATCGGGAACATCCCTAATCCAGGTTTCTTGGAAGGTGATTTTAGTAGGCTGGATACCACAATACATGAGAAGTTTTTGAATCTCGAAATGTGGATCTATAAGGAGTGTGGTGCAAGTGATGAGGTTCTTTATATGCTTAATAAGTGTATTAGGACCAAAGGGTATATGTCGTATGGCATCAGTTATGCTGTCGATGGAACTAGACATTCCGGTGATCAACAAACGTCGTGTGGTAACACACTTCTTGTTGCTCTCTCTTTACTCTTTGTTTATATGGATCACCATAAACTCACACTAGAACAAGTCTTGGCAGAAGTCGCACTGCCAGCCCTCGGAGATGATAGTGTTTTAATCGCTCCGGAGTCGAGATTGAAAGATTTAGAGAAACATTCGATCACTGGCATGTTATTAAAGCTAGGATTGGATTATGAACCTGTCTTTCATTTCGGCCCAACTGCCAGATTTCACGTTACATTTTGTTCAGCTAGATTTTACCCTTGCGCTAATTCGCAAGGTGAAGATGTTTGCGTTCTAGCCCCGAAAATTGGGCGCGTGTATGGCAAAATGGGTTATTACTGTTCCCCACAGAATGTAACATCAGGATACATGACCCGCATGTTTCGAGGAGACATGCTTGGTAGACACGCGGATTGTTCAATGCTCCCGTGTATTCGCCATTTGGTTCAGAGAGGTTTGCAACTCACCGCCACTATCAAATCAAAAGATATTGTGCGTACCAAGGATCAGAAACGTGAATTAGCTAATGGAATTCACTGTGCTGAAATGTATCACCCGACTGATGCCACCTTTAGTATGACTGAAGAAGTCTATGGCATCACGAAGGCTGAAGAAAATGTATATTTTCACCTTTTACAATCTGTAAAGTCGCTTCCCTCTATTTGCGATTTTGCCCCGTTGCGCATAGCTGCCATTTTAGATGGCGAGCTTGCTGCTACGGACTCACTTCCCCCTGCGCAATCAATTTCCACGGGGCCTGATGAGTCTGTTTACGACCGACAGTGTCGTATACGGAGACGTGAAATGGAAAAACTCGAGCGTCGTATGGAGGCACTCGAAGTGAAGACTCATCCTATGGAAGATGAGCCTGTGATTCCCATAATTTCATCAATCACCTACTGTTCCGGTTCATCTGAATCGAAGTATTCACCTGTTAGTTCAAATTCAGCTGAGTACCCTGCTCTGTATATACATACGGAGAAGCCAGAGGTAGATTGGAATGATATCACGCAAATGAACGGATACATTCCCACATCCCCAAGCTTTTGTCCGAGTTCATCTCCTGACGAATGCTCTGACGAAGATTTAGCGTACTTAGCTGATCATAGTCAAATGATGGATGAAATTCACCATTAAATCACATTGCC